TTATGTTGGTGTTAATGATAGTGCTACAAGACAATATTGCTCTGGATTATTAGCCAAGAATAAATGCTATAACGATTCAAAGAAGAATGAATTAGAGGGCAACCCAAAGCGTAGATATAACTGCCGCCATAGATTCTATAAGATGAAAAAAGAGGAAGCCAAAGCTAATGGGTATTCGTGTAACTAAATTCCCTAACTTTAAGCGTGTATTAAAGACGTTAAGTGCTACTGATGAAGAAGTGGCATCTGTTGCTGAATCTTTTGTTGTTGGTATTCAGAACCGAACCCAAAAGGGTAAGGATATGAACAACAAAGCATTTAAAGGCTATAAGAATGATGATTATATTAAAAGGCGTAAAAAGGCTGGGCGTTCAGCAAAGGTCAATCTAACATTCAACGGACAGATGCTTAACTCTATAAGGTCACAGAAATATAGAGATGGTGCGAGGATTTATTTCAATAGCAGTACGGAAACCAATAAAGCACACGGTAATCATCACAAATTAAAACGCCCTTTTTTTGGTCTTGATGATAAGCAAGAAGAATATATGTACAAACGTATTGGCACTTTTATTGCCAAAGGTTTAAAATAGTGTTATTATTAAAACAACTTTTTATATATAAGAGGTAACAAATGGCTGACGAAGCTCCTAAAACGGAAATGGTCGACACTCCTAAGACTGAAAATGAGGTGGTTATATCACAATCAAAACTTGATGCGTTAATTGATAAAGGCTTTAGCAAGGGTGCAAACCGTGCTAAGTCTGAATTAGCTGAATCATTAGGTGTTGATAGTATTGAACAAGCACGAGAGTTAATTAATGCGAAACGTGAAAACGATGAAGCTAATAAATCCGATTTGGATAAGGCAGCAGAGTTAATCAATACGCTTAATGGAACGATCAAAGGCTTGGAAGCAAACAACAATGAGATTAAAGCCGATATGGCAGTTCAAAAGGTTGTGAGCGAAAACGGTATCAAAGATGCTGATTACTTCAAACATCTATTAGCACAAGCTAGTGCTACTGATGACTTTGACCAATCAACATTTATTGACCAATTAAAAGGTGATAAACCTTACTTATTTTCTGGTGGTGAAGTACAACCAAAGAGAGTAGATGCGACTTCAAACCGAGCGTCATTAGATGTTGGTGAACGAGTTAAATCCGCTAAAACTATGGCTGAACTATACGCACTCCAGAATGAATTATAATTTCTTAGGAGAAATAAAATGGCTGTAAATACTAAATCACTACTATCGGATTCGGTAGTAGATTTAATGAATCAAGCGGTTATCGTATCTGGTAACTCTTACAACAAAGTTGATGCTTACGCTACTATTCGTCAAGACGATATGGCTTCATCAATTGCTTTCACTGTATTCTCACGTATGTCGGCGGCAACTACGCCACTAACTGACGGTACTGAAGCAACATCAACAACAATGACTGACACCAAAGTTACTTTAACTATGGCTGAATATGGTGCGGTAATCACTTCAACTTCATTAGCTAACATTGCTACTGCTGGTAAAGCTGATCTTGCATCTGCTGAATTAGTTGGTGTAAACTTAGGTGAAACAACTGATACTTTAGGCTTAACTGTATTAGAAGCTGGTACTAACACTATCGCTGCTGATACTGCTGGTACTTTAGATAACCTAGACTTACGTGAAGCATATACTGCTTTGGCTAACGCTGGTATCGCTAAGTTCCCAGATGGTCGTTTTGTAGCATTTGTTAATCCAGCTCAAGTATCTGATATTAAAGGTGATTACATTACTATTGCTCAAAACACAGATATTGGTCAAGCGACTTCTGGCATCGTTGGTGCTTTAGAGGGTTTTACTATTGTTGAAGATTCTAATGTTACGGCTGGTACTGCTGTTTGTTTCGGTATGAACGCACTTGGTAAGGCTGTTGCTATGAATCCAATGCTTGTTATTGCTGAGGGTAATGATAATTTAAATAGAAAAATTAACGTAGGTTGGCATGGAATTTTGAAGTATGGCGTTATCGATCAGAACGCACTTCGCGTATTAACTGGAGTTTAATCAAATGACAAAGGCAGTAAGTAAAAAAGCAGATGCTAAAAAGACTTCTGCTAAATATCAATTGAAAGCACTTCGTGATGGCTCTCACGGCATTGATGGTGGTATCTATACTTATAAAAAGTATGACATCATTACTTTATCTAAGAAAGGACACTTCGATTCTATGAAAGAATTGGCGTGTTTTGACGAGGTATAACAATGGCTTGGGTGCTTAAAAATGCGGACATAATTGCGGCACTACCAATATTGGCTGATCACTATGAAAAGGCTGACAGTGGCTCAACTACAACACTTGTATCTGCCCGTTTAACGGACTTGATTCAAGCAGAGATAGTTGGTGCTACTATTGGCTTTATTACTGGTGATAATGCTGGTGTTGATGCGACTGTTACTTCTTATACTGATTCAACTGGTACATTCGGTTTCGGTGCGGTATCAAATGCGGTGGATTCATCTACTGGGTTTGGTATCGTTTATCTTGATTACACAACTTATATTGATCGTGCTTATGACATTATCAAGAACGAGTTACGTAATAGAGGGTTAGACATTGATTTATTCTTAACAACTGCTCAAGTGAAAGAACTTCATTTGACCAAGTGCTTAGAGTTAATCTGTATGTCTAAACGACAAGATGCTGATACTGATGATATTTATCACGAATCATACTTAGTCTTTAAGGAAAACTACGAAAGTGAGTTGACTACAATAAAGGCTGATTACGATACTGATGAAGATGGTACTATTGATGATTCAGAAGAAAAACTGTCAAATCAAGTGGTATTAGTCAAATGATAAGTCTGCTTAAAACAAAAGGCTATAAATTGACAAAGAATGACACGGTCAATAATCGTGAGTTTCGTGAATCAATCAAATCTTATAGTATTAATGAAGAACGGTCATCATTCGGTGAACAAGTTTATGATTTATTAGAACAGTTTGAATTGTTCTTAGATGAAAGACTTTATACCGATAAGAAGATGAAAGCAATTCTTGATGCGACAAGAGATGAAAGTATTGATGAAGTTACGGTTGATGTTGAACAACAAGAGCGTGGATATTTGATTACATTTACAACAATTAAACAAGGAGTTACATAATGGCAATTATAGGACATACTGGTAGTGTAACAGTGGCTTCTGGTGCTATGGGAAACGCGAAAGCGTGGTCTTTAGACATCAGTCAAGAAACTGCTGACATTACCGACTTCGGTTCATCTGGCTGGAAAGAATCTGCTGCTACGCTTAATGCGTGGTCTGGTTCAATCACAGCAATCTTTGATGCTTCTGGCACAGCAGAGGGTGCGTTACAAACTGGCTTAACCGCTGGTTCAAGCGTTGCTCTTGATTTACAAATGGGTGGTGGTACTGGTTCATACGATAAGTATTCTGGTTCAGCAATCATTACTGGTCAAAGCGTTACTAACGATGTGAATGGTATTGTAGAAGTTACCTTTAATTTTGAAGGTACTGGGGCAGTAACAATCGCATAAGCGGAAACCAACTAAAGGGCTTTAATTAGCCCTTTTTCAATTATGGATAAATTATTAAAAGCATTAGAGAAAGAGTCTAAAGATATTCGTTCGGCTGATATGGTAGTTAATGGAAAGATACATCAAATCTATTATCGCATTATGTCTGGAGATGACCACGCAAGAGCGTTAGAGTTATCAAAGAAAACCAAGAATATTAAAGAAACAGACGGATCAACAACTGAATTAACTTACTATGATGATGATTTACTTCGATGTCATATTATCTATTTCCAGTTACTCGATAAAGACGGCTCTCGTGTTTTTACTGATTTACCTAAAATACAATGGATTAAAGATAACATTACCTATGAAACTGCTAGTTACTTAGCAGCAGTTATGGGTCTTAAATCTGTAAGCGATATAGTAGAGGAACAACAAGAAGCATTAAAAAAGATGAATGGCTAAAGGCAAAGGCATATCTTGCTTTTGAACTTCATAAGACCATATCTGAAATTAACGCCTTACCAATGAATGAAATTGGTACACTATTAGCATACAAAATCCAAGCGAATAAGGAACAAGACGATGGCTAATGAAAGAATTGAACTTGATATTATTGCTAAAGGCAAACCAGCCGAGAAAGCAATCAAAGGCGTTGAGAAAAAGACCAAAGACTTAGGCAAGATCAGTAAGCAAACTGGCGAACAAACCGATGGTATGTTATCCAAGATGAAACTTGGTTGGATTGCTGTTGGTGCTTCGGTTGTTAAAGCAACCACTGCCGCAGTATCATTTGAAAGAGCATCTATTGGCTTAACAAAGGCTCAAAAGGCGTGGGCGATGGAAACATCACTTGCCACAGAAATACAAGCCGAACAAGTCGCTGGATTCTTAAAGTCTGCTCAAACTGCTGGACTTAATGAAGAACAAATGAAAGACTTGGCTACTCAAGCCATTGCTTTAGGTTACGCGTTCCCACACGAACAAGCAGAAACATTACACGACAATCTTGTTATGTTAGCCAAGACTGGTGAAGCACAAGGTTTTGTTGTTGATATATTAGAGCAAAAGTATGTTGGTCTTGGTGATGAAATAAGCACATTAGACTTAAAGACTAAGTCTTGGGAAGAAAAGTTAAGGCTTGTTAATGAAGTAGTACAAGAATCCCAACGCCAAATGGACGCTTCTAAGTTCAAAGAATATCACGAGATGATAGGCGAGATCAATAACTCATTTACTGAATTAGGAACAACACTTATAACGCTTGGTAGTGATGGTAAAGGCTTCTCTTTTGCTGCTAATGCTGCTGAAACATTTAAGAATGTCATCTTATTTATTGCTGCTGGAATTAAACAAGTAGTTGGTGATTTAGGTACGCTTGGTGAATATCTTGGTATCTTTGAAGAAAAGATGGTTGTATTAAATGATACTCAAAAAGAACAATTAACTGTTGAACAGAAATTAGCGAATTTATCAGCGTTTAGAATATCATTAGTCAAAGAATTAACTATTGCTACTGGAAGTCATAAAGAAGCAGTAGAACGACAAATATCAATTATTGATAAACAAGTAGAGGGATTAACTAAATATGGTGATGCTCATTATTATGTTAAAGAGCAAATCAAACTATCCAGAGAAGAACACGAGAAACTTAAAGAAACAGTCGCAGCGAACGAGGGTATGTGGGACGGTGTTAAAGGCGGATTAGAAGAATACATTAAGACTGGTAAAGATGCCAAGAAACAACAAGCAGAGTTCGGCAAAGTAGGTGTTAAGATTGCTCAAAATATGGAAGATGCCTTTGTTAATATGGCGATGGGTGCTAAAACATCTTTCAAAGATATGGCACGTTCAATCATTGCGGATTTAATCCGTATTCAAGTAAGAAAGAAGATTGCTGGTTTTCTTGGTGATTTTGACTTCTTTGGTGGCACACCAACAGAAACTAAACATACTGGTGGTGCTATTGGTTCAACGAGAATACCATCATTCCATCAAGGCTTTAGATCAGACGAACGACTTGCTAAGTTACAAGTTGGCGAAGCAGTAGTTAATCGTGCTGGTGCGGCAAGAAACGCCAGAGCAATAGATGCTATGAACGCTGGTATGGCAGTTGGTGGTGGTGGTGATACACAAGTTGCTAATATAACATTCCAAGTACAAGCATTTGATTCTCAATCATTCCAACAAGGTATGGTTAAAAACCGTGCTACAATTGTTGGCGTAGTTCGTGAAGCATTTAATAGAAATGGTAGGTCAGTAGCATTATGAGTTTTCCAACAACACCAAATCCAAGTTCAGTAAAGATTACTGGCATTAGTCCAACATTGACAAGTCTAACTCATTCATTGAAAAGACAAGCAAGGCGTAGAGGTGGTCAAAGATGGCTAATCGAAGCAGGTTATCCACCAATGAACAGAACAACATTCGCACCATTATGGGCGTTTGCTAATTCTCAACAAGGACAATACGGCACATTCACATACCAACCACCAATTTATAAAGACACATCTGGCACGGCAACTGGAACATTGTTAGTTAATAATGCTTCTGGATATGTTGCTGGAAGTACATCAATAACTTGTGATGGTTTAACTGGAACTTTAAAGGCTGGTGATTTCATTAAGTTTAGTGGACACGACAAGG